GACTGACCAGCTAGAAAGGAGTAGGCCGTGGCGAAAACCGATTACAGCTCGCAGGAAATCGACATCGCACTCGCGGCCTTTGCGGTGGAGGGGGGACGGCAGAAGCCGACCGAAAAACTCCTCCGATCCGCCAAGCTGAAAGTCCCCTTCTCGACGCTCCGCGGCTGGGCCTACGGCACCTATAAGGATCGCTACCAGCAGATCGCCGTCGAAGTCGAGAAAGAGGTCCGCGTCAACATGGCGGACACCTACCACCGGCTCGCCAAGGAGTCGGCCGAGCTCTCCGAAGACGTCCTCGACCGGATCCGCTCCCTCTTCCGCAAGCGCGACAAGGAACTCGGCGAGGTCGAGGTCCGGCTCGAGGACTGCGAAGACGAGCTCAAGGAGCTCGCCACCGCGATCGGCGTGGCCCAGGCCCGCCTTGCCGAGTCGCTCGAGATCCCCAACGTCGACGCGCTGATCGAGGAGGTTCTCGGCGAGCGCGGCGACGAGGCCGATGCCGAGCTCGTCGGTGAGCTCACCCAGCTCTACCGGCGCCGCGAGGGCCTCGTCAACGAGTCGGCGAAGCTCTGGGACCGGCGCGAGCGGCTCGAGGTCAGCTTCCGCGACCTGACGAAGGTGCTGCACGAGGCCGGCGTCATGGGCGGCATCGCCACCGACAAGCACGCGGTGCTCACCGGCCAGGCGACCGAGCGGGTCGAGCACAGCTTCCCCGAGTTGCAGCGCGCGCTCGAGGCGAAGGGGATCCGGCTCAACGTCGGCCAGGGCGCCCCTCGAGCAGCGTTGCCGGCGGCGCCCCCGGTGATCGACCTTCCCTCCACGCCTGCCGATGGTTGATCTGCCGGCGGGCTTCGAGCTCGAGGCCGACGACCCGAAGCTGCTCGAAGATCCCGAGGTACTCGCCCTCCTCGCCAAGGCCAACGAGTCGATCGAGGAAAATCCCCTCCATCGCTACGTGCCCCACCAGCGGCAGAGGATCTTCCACGAGCACCGGGTGAAGACCAAAGCCTTCGTCGGCGGCAACCGCTCGGGCAAGTCGACCGCCACGGTGATCGACTGCCTGATCCAAGCGATCGACCTCGAGCAGATCCCCGAGCACTTGGCCGGCTACCGGCTCTGGCCGAAAGGGACGAAGTTCAAATGCCGCTTCATCACCCCCGACTACGGCAAGCCCTATCAGTCGCTCCTCGAGACGATCCAGATGTGGGTGCCGCCGTCGCAGCTCCGCGGGGGCTCCTGGGAGACGGCCTACCGCGACAAGGATCACGTCGTCTACTTCGCCAACGGGTCGGTCTTCGACTTCATGACGACCGAACAGCCGCCCTCCAAGCACGGCGGCTCGGCGCGTCACCGCATCGTCTGGGACGAGGAGCCGCCCGACACCGAAGACGGGGAACGGATCTACACCCAGGCCCGGATGCGGATCGCCGACTACCACGGCGACATGCTCTGGGGCTTCACCCCGATCTCCGAAAAGCTCGGCTGGGTCTTCGACGAGATCTACGAGCAGGCCGTCGAAGAAGGCGAACTCCTGAGCGAGCGGGTGTGGTTGAACGAGGAGGAAGGGCTCCTGCTCGTGCAGGCCACGATCTACGAGAACCCGCATCTCTCTGAGGAAGGTCGCGAAGACGCGATCGCCGGGATCCGGGGCGACCAGCGTGCGGCCGTCACCGAAGGCGCTTTCACCAATGCCAAAGGGCTCGTCTACGAGGAATTCGACCCCCAGGTCGGCGGCGTTCACGTGGTACCCGAAGAGTGGATCGACGCCGATCTCGTCAAGTCGCTCGAAGGGCTCGACGGGATCGACCCCGGCCAGGTCGAGACGGCGATCTTGTTCACCGGGATCGACAAGGAGGGGCGCGTCGTCGTCTACGACGAACTCACCCTCTCCGGCCGGGCCGCGATCCCCGAGCACGCGGCCGAGAAGATCAACAACTTGCGCGAAGGCTGGGGCCTGCCGGAAGTCTGCAAGTACACGATCATCGACCCGGCCGCCCGCTCTCGCGACCTCGGCTCGGGCGAGCGCGTCGGCGAGCAGTGGATCGCCGCCGGCATCCCGGTGATCTACGGCAAGAACGACCTCGAGGCCGGGGTGACGGAGATCCAGCGTCGCTTCGCCCACCACGTCGACGACGGCGAGGGTGGCCGCAAACACTTCCCGCTGATCGTGATCTCCTCCCGCTGCGTCGGCCTGATTCGGCAGTTGCGGCGCTACCGCAAAAAGCCGAAGGAGGACGGCAGCTTCGGCGTCGTCAAGAAAGACGACCACAAACCCGACGTGCTCCGCTACATCTGCATGGAGCGCCGCGTCCCCGTCAAGCGCAAACGCCGCCACCCGCGCAAGCAGGCGTGGGTGCCCGGCACCGCACCACCCTTCAATCCCAGCCGAGAGCGCCCCCGAGGCACCGTTATGGGGCGCTTCACCTAAACGAGAGGACATCCCTTGAAGTCGAAGATCGTCAAGCTCCCCGACCACCGCTCGAGTCCACCACATTGCTGCATCGTCACCGGCCGCCGTGACGGGCCGGTAGTCGATTGGGGCGAGCTGACCGAGAAGGCGCGTGGTCCCCAGGACCCCCACGTCTACATTCGCGTCTCGCAGGTCGAACACGTCGCCGCGGAGCTGCTGGGCATGGTGTCCCAGAAGCGCTATGACGAGGCACTGGCCGAGCTTGAGGAGGCCAACACCGAGGCAGGCCGCCTACGGGCGATCGTCGCCGGTAAAGAGGGACTGTCCGAGGCGGAAGGAAAGCTACGCGAGGCGCTTGGCCCTGCATCTACCCCGGAGGGAAGCTGATGAACTCGACTCTGCTCAAGTCCGAAGAGCGCACCGCGACCACGTCGACGCTCGATCAGACGTCTTCGGGCAGTCAGCGCGGGGTGCTGCTCGTCCTCGACGTCACCAAAGCGCCGGCTGCCGCCGACACGTTGACCGTCTCGATCGAGGTCCGCGACCCGGCAACCGGCAAATACGTCCCGCTGACTGCCTTTGCCGCCTCCAAAAAAGGCGAAGAACTCGAAGCCGGCGCCACCCTCGCCTTCTCGCTGTATCCCGGTGCGCTCGAGACGGGCGCCCTCGCCGGCCACGAAGTGATGGGCTTGGCGCTGCCTTCGGCCTGGCGGGCGAAGGTGACGCACTCGGCCGGCGGCAAATGGACCTACACCCTCGGGGCGCTCGCGCTCAGATAGGAGACACACAAGATGTTTCGAGCAACGATAGGTAAAACGGCGAAATTCATTTCCGCGCAGTCCCCGGTGGAAGTGCTCAACGCCGCAGGCGCCGCCCTCTTCTACAAGGAAGCGGACGACGTCGATTCCGGGGACACCGAACTCGCCGCGGGCGCGTCGGTCCAGATCACGAGCGGCCAGTACTTCATTTCAGCCTCGACGAGTGAGATCGTCGTCCGCGAACTGAAAACCGAGGCCGTCGAGGATCTCACCGTCGCCGACGACCTCGCCGTCACCGACGATCTGACGGTCGGCGGCGATGCGGCGGTCACCGGGGCAGTGTCCGTCACCGGCAAGACCACCGCCAAAGGCGAACTCGAAGTCGACGGCGACCTGAACCACGACGGCACCAAAGTCGGGTTCATGGGCTCCGCGCCAGTCGCCGCCTCGACGGTCAAAAAAGCCGAACTCACCGCCAACGAATTGGCGACCGAGTTGGCGAAAATGGGCCTCGTGAAAATCGAAGCCTAGTGCTCGCTCTCTCCCTCGTTTGTCTCGCCTTGGTCGCCCTGCTCGCATACCGCGAGTGGGGCGCGAGGCGTGAGCGGGGGGAGGCAGCGACCCTCCTGGCGCGCTCTCGGGCCGAGACGGCCGCTGTGCGCGCCGAGGCGGCCGAGGAACGGGCTGAGTGGGTCAAGGAGCGCCGCGAGCTCAATCAGCGCATCCAGGCCCCGGAGAAGGCCGTACAGGCTGTCGCCGAGGAGGCCGCTAGGGAGCGCCCTCCCTACAAGCGTCGTGTGCCGATAGGCGCCGACGACGACGCCCGTTTCGCCGAGAGGGACGGACGTGGCTGAGTACGACGAGAAGGCCGAGAGCCCCGGTGGCGGCAAAGAGACGATCTCACCCGAGGTCGAGCAGAAGCTCAAGCGCGGTCGGGACGGGCTGAAAAAAGTTCAGGCCCGCCGCCTGCTCGGCATCGACTTCGCCAACAATCACCACTTCGCCGAGCTCAACGAGGACGGCACCAAAGTCACAAGCCTCTCGACCACCGCGGTCGCCCAGGGCGGTGAAAAGCCCGACCACCGGGTCAGGCGCAGCAACGACATCATTTCGCCGATGTTGCAGCGCAAGGTCTCTGCTGCTACCCAGCGCGAGCCCGACTGGGAATCGACGGCGCTGACCTCAGACCCCGAGGACTACGCTGCCTCGCGGATCGCACTGCGCCTCTCTCGCGCCGGCTACCCGCTGTGGGGCTTCCCCGAGTCTGAGGCGAAGGCCCTGTGGTGGGCGATGGTGACGGAGGAAGCCTTCGGCCGGGCGAGCTTCAACGGCAACATCGGTCCCTTCACCGACGTCTCTCAGGGAGAGGACGGTGGCCCCGACCCCGAGAAATCGATGTGGCGCGGGCGCGGCGAGATCGAGCTGACGATCTACTCCGGGCTCGAGGTGATCTGGGAGCCCGGCCTCGATTTCGAGAAGTCGCGCTGGCTCGCCGTCGAGCACGTGCGTTCGATCGAAGAGCTCGAAGCCGAGCCCGACTTCATCAAGATCGCCGGGGAGAAGTTGCAGGCCGATGCTTCGATGGCGACCGAGGGTCGCATGACGGAGCGCGAGAAGAAGGGCTCCAAGCTCTGCATGGTCACCGAATACTTCGAGCGCCCCTGCCCCAAGTACCCGAAGGGGCGCTGGCATACCTATGCGGGTGGGCGCAAGGTTCTTCCCGACGAGGACTACCCACTCGTTGACGGCAAGGGTGAGGTCGTCGACCGGCCCTGCCTGCGTCGGCTGATCTACGACGTCGACGGTGCCTCAGATCGCGCCAAGGGCCTCGTGCAGAAGGTGATCGACGTGGTCCGCTCCTACGACCAATCGATCAACAAGCAGAGCGAGTACAGCCAGATCGGCCTCGTCGCGCAAGTCCTCGCCGCCGAGGGGGTGCTGCTCACGGACCCGACCGACGAGCCCGGTCTCGTGATCGAGTACGACCGCACCCTCGCCAACGGCGAAAAGCCCGAATGGCGGGAGAACATCGACTTCCCCGACGAGCTTTTCGAAATGGAAGACCGAGCCCGTCGTCGGTTCTCGGAAATCAGCTTCGACGAGGACATCCCGCCCCAGGTCGAATCGGGCAAGGCGATCGGCCAGGTGACCGAACTCAACCGTTCGGCCTGGCAGAAGTTCCTCAACGACTTCGACCGCTTCCGTTCGGATCTGATGTCGGACTGCCTCGTGCTCGCCCAGCGTCACTACGGCGGCGACCGGATCCTCAAATTCCGCGGCTCGACGGGCTGGGAGCCGGTCGGCGACTTCGAGGGGGCTGACCTGCGCAGCCAAACCGACGTCGCGATCCGCCAGTCGGCGACGCAGACGCAGACCCGCCCGCAGATCGAACAGCGGATCATGCAGCTCGTCCAGACCTTCCCCAACGTCTTCCCGCCCGAGGTTGTGATCGAGGCCCTCAACTCGGCCAACCCGGAGAAACTGACGCAGGGCTACGAAGAGGACGTCGGTCGAGCTCACCGCCTGATTCAGCAGCTTCGCGACGGCACCTTCTGGGGCCAGCCTCTCCGTCCGGCGCTACCCGGAGAGGAACCGCTCGAGGAAATCGGCGGGCGCCCGATGGTGCCGGGTTGGCTGCCACGCCCCTTCGACTCCCTGCCCGTCCTCAAAGCCGCGCTCGAGCGTTGGATGAAGTCCGATGACTGGGATCGCGGCCTGCGCAAAATGAAGGACGCCTCGCTCTTCGTCTACCAGAAGCTTCTCGACCTCGAGACGCAGCAGCAGACCCGCGAAGTCGAAATGCAGGAACAGCTTGCCGAAGAACAGGGTCAGGTGAATGCCTCCCGCGAACCGGAAAAGCCGATGCCCTCCCTCCCCGGCGGCGGCCCAGCACCCGGCGGTTCTCAGCGCGGCGAAGGCGAAACGCCTTCCTCCGGCGAATAACCAACTTACCCGGACAAGGGCCGCAAGGCCCCCCGGCCCAACCAGCGGACAAGCGCTCTCGAGCGCCCCGCGCCAAGCAAAGGAGCAACACCGATGAAGGACAACGAGCCCTCCGCGATCGAGCGGAACAAGGCCGTATCCGACACCCTCCCGATGCTGGACGAGGTTCTTGACCTCGCGCCGGCACTCGAAGCCAATTGGGCGGCAGAACGCGCCGCCCTGCCTCCCGGAACCCTCGTCAATGACGTTGGGGATGGGGAGCCCGGTGGAGAGCCGGAGGGGGAGCCCGAGGGTGAGCCAGGTGGCGAGCCCGGAGGCGAAGGTGGCGAGGAGTCCTTCATCGACTCCTTCGACCTCGACAGTGTCGACCCGGCGGCCCGTCCTGCCGTAGAAGCCCTGCAGAAAGAGTGGCAGGG